CCTCGACACGACCGACGTGTACGTCATCCACACACAGCCCAGTGCGAAGGCGCGAGCGAAGTACAAGCGACTCGAAGCCCGCATCGTGACCGTCGACCCAGGCAGGGACATCGTCATGCAGCGGGTCAAGGCCATGCGGCAGCCCGAGATGGAACGGGTCGTCACCCGGTGGTACAACGCCCGGCGCGGGCAGCCACGTGCGGCGATGCCGCAGGCGTCACGCCGATGGTGATCATGATCGGCGAGCCGGGCCTCACCCATTTTTGGTGGCCTTCCCGGGCGACCCAAACGCCCTTCTCGCCCGATTTTTTGCGCGGCGATTTTGAAAGCCTATTTCGCCGGAGCGAAGGCCAGCGATTTAGGGGACGTCACTCCGTGTGACCGCCCCGCTATTTCCGCGAACCGGGTTCGAGTGAATTAGTGGGGGCGATCATGAGCGTCGCCGACGACATCGACTCCGAGCTTGCCGATCTTCACGCGGCCGAGACGTCGCCCGGCATGGCGGCCGTCGCCCTCGACCTCGCCCGCGCCATCGACGGCACGGACGCCCCGACCGCGAAGGCGGTCGCTGCCCGCGAGCTCCGCTCGATCATGTCCGACCTTCGGAAGCTCGCCCCGGTCGGGGAGATTGGGGACACCGTCGATGACATTGCTGAGCAGCGAGCGAAGCGCCGAGCTGCCGCCCGCGAGCAAGCCAGCGGCTGACGGGCCCCTGTACGGCTGGCAGGAGCCGCCGATCCAGGTGGCGCCCCCGTCGGCGTCCAGCGCGGGCCAGGAGGCCATCGACCTCGCCGCGAAGGCAGGGCTGCAGCTGGACCCCTGGCAGCAGCACGTGCTGCGCGTCGGCATGGGCGAGAAGCCCGACGGCTCCTGGTCCGCGTTCGAGGTCGCCGTCAACGTCCCCCGCCAGAACGGCAAGGGCGGGATCATCGAGGCGCGCGAGCTGTGGGGCCTGTTCATCGGCGGTGAGGAGCTGATCCTCCACTCTGCTCACGAGTTCAAGACCAGCAAGAACGCCTTCAAGCGCATCGAGCGCCTGATCCGCGCATGCCCTGACCTGCACAAACGCGTCAAGGCGTACAGGTACACGGTCGGTGAGGAATCGATCGAGCTCCATTCCGGGCAGGTGCTGCGGTTCATCGCCCGTTCGAAGGGCAGCGGGCGCGGTTTCACCGGGCACTGCAACATCCTCGACGAGGACATGATCCTCGGCGACGAGGCGATGGACGCCCTGCTGCCCACCATGGCGGCCGTCGAGGACCCCCAGATCTGGTATCTGGGCAGCGCGGGTATCGGCGCGCCCTCGGCGCAGCTGGGCCGTCTGCGGCGCCGGGCGCTCGCCGCGATCGAGGTGGGGACACCGGATCCGTCGCTCGCCTACTTCGAGTGGTCCGTCGACCCGCACGTCGACGAGTGCCCGCAGGACTGCGACAAGCACGACGACGCGGCCTCCGACGAGTCGGTGCTGAAGGCGAACCCGGCGGTGGGCTACCGGCTGACGCTGGCGAAGGTGGCCAACGAACGGGCGACCCTCGGCAAGGACGGCTACGCCCGCGAGCGGCTCGGTGTGGGCGCCTACCCGTCCGACGAGGCGGACACCTGGCAGGTCATCGGCGAGGACGCGTGGCGGGCGCTGGCGGCCGCAGAGTCGCAGCCCTCGGACCCGGTGGCGTTCGCCATCGACATGACGCCGGAGCGCTCGCACGCGGCGATCGCCGTGGCTGGCGCGTGGCGCGGCGGAACGCACGTCGAGGTGGTCGACCACCGTCCGGGCACGGGCTGGATTCTTGACCGGGCCGCCGAGCTGCACAAGAAGTGGAAGCCCCGGTGCTGGGTCGTTGACGCCGGTGGTCCTGCGGGATCGCTCATCCCTGACCTGCAAGAGCGCCTCGGTATCGAGGTGGTGCAGCCGAAGGTGCGCGAAGTGGCGCAGGCCTGCGGCCAGTTCTACGACGCGGTGGCCGAGCAGACCCTGTCTCACCTCGATCAGGCGCCGCTGACTGCGGCTCTGGCGGGTGCGCAGCAGCGTCCGCTGGGTGATGCGTGGGCGTGGGCCCGGCGGATCGTGAGCGTCGACATCAGCCCGCTGGTGGCGGCGACGCTGGCCAAGTGGGGGCTGGGCGCCGACGTAGAGGAAGACACGGACCCGCTCGACAACATCTGGTGAAAGGGGGTGCTCATGCCCGGCAAGGAACCGCTGGCGGTGCGTCTCGCGGCCCCGCTCGGGGCTGCCGTTGGCGTCGTGTGGCGTGCTTTCCCGGTCCTGCTGGGCTGGGCGCTGGTGTCCGTCGGGGCGTGGCTGGCATGGCCACCCGCGGGCTTCCTGATCGCCGGGGGCCTGCTGCTGGCCGACCAGGTCGCCGACCGTCTCGCGACTCGTAGGAGGCCTGGATGAGTTTCCTGCTCCGACGTGAGCGGCGCGCGGGGGCGATGTTCCCCAGCCCGCCCATTCCGCCGAACTCGCAAGCGGGCGGCATCAGCTCGAACTACGCCCACGTGGACCTGTCGCGCACCGAGGCGTCCCTGCAGAAAGTGGCGGTCTGGTCGTGCGTGAACCTGGTGGCGACGATCGCCGAGACGATGCCGCTGCAGTACTTCCCGCGGGCCCGGGATCCGCAGCCCCTGCCTTCCTGGCTGGCCGATCTCGGCGGTGACGGGCACGGCCTGCCTGACTGGCTGTACCAGTACGCGTATTCGATGATGCTCCGCGGCAACGGCTACGGCCTCGTCGGGGCGAGGGACAGCCGGCGGGGCACGCCGACACAGATCGTCCTGCAGCATCCGGACCTGGTGCACCTGGTGCCCGACCAGGACGGCGCCCCGCACTGGTGGATGAACGGCCAGCAGGTCGACGCCGACAAGGTCTGGCACCGGCGGGTGCATCCAGCGCCCGGGCAGGTGCTCGGCCTTTCGCCGATCGCCCTGCAGGCCACCACGATCGCCACGGGCATCAGTGCCTTGCAGTTCGGCTACCAGTGGTTCAGGGACGGGGGTCACCCCTCCGGGGTGCTGACCACGGACAACGAGCTGGACCGGAAGCAGGCGCAGACGGCGAAGGACCGGTTCATGGCCGCGATCCACGGCCGCCGCGAGCCTGCCGTTCTGGGCGGCGGCTGGAAGTACCAGCAGATCCAGATCGCACCGAACGAGTCCCAGTTCCTGGAGACCAACCAGTTCACCTCGGCCGAGTGCTGCCGCATCTTCGGGCCCGGCTTCGCCGAGATCTTCGGATACGAGACGGGCGGCTCGCTCACCTACAGCAACATCGAGCAGCGCTCCCTCGACCTGCTCACCTACGCGGTCGATCCGTGGCTGGTGCGCATCGAGCGGGCCCTGTCGGGCCTGCTGCCGCGCCCGCAGACCGTCCGGTTCAACCGGGCCGCGCTGGTCCGCACGGACCTGCTGACCCGCTTCAAGGCGCACGCGATCGCGCTGCAGAACCAGTTCGAGACCGTCAACCAGGTCCGGGACTACGAGGACTGGGCGCCCGTCGAGTGGGGAGACAAGCCCACCGCGCCGCCGCCATCTCCCGCCATAGTCAGTCCGCTTGGAGGCCACTGATGACCGATAAGAGTGCGCGCGCCTCCGTCACGGGCATCGTGCGCCGCGCCTACCCCGTACACCTGGAAGCCCGCGCCAAGGACGGCGCCTCCGGTGTCTCCACCGTGTCCGGCTACGCCTCGGTCGTCGAGGAGCCCTACGAGATGTGGGACTTCCTCGGCTCCTACGCCGAGGTGGTCCGCACGGGCGCGTTCACGAAGACGCTGTCCGAGACCCCCCAGGTGCAGCTTCTGCTGAACCATGGCGGCCTGGCGATGGCGTACACGAAGGCCGGGACGCTGCGCCTGTCGGAGGACTCGACGGGCCTGCACATGGAGGCCGACGTCACCGCGGCACGGTCGGACGTCCAGGACATGCTGCTCGCCCTGGAGGACGGCAGCGTCGACGAGATGTCGTTCGCTTTCCGCGTGACCCGCCAGATGTGGTCGCCGGACTACGACCAGCGGGACATCCTCGAGGTCGACCTGCATCGCGGAGATGTCAGCGTCGTCAATTTCGGCGCCAACCCAGCCACGTCGGTACAGCCCGCGCTGCGGGCGGCCGACTTCGACAAGCTCGGCGACGACGACGCCCGCGCGCTCTATGAGCGCCTGCAGCGTCGCCTTTCGCCGCCTGGGGTGCCCGAGCCGACGGCCGGGCGTCCACTTTCGCTGTACCAGGCACAGGCTGCCGCACTGGCCCTGTAGCCGTTTTTCGCCTGCACCACCTGACGCGCCGGACCCCACGCCGGAGCGCGCTTTCGCGCGCCACCACCTGGGGCACCACCCGGACGGTTCAGCGGGCGCGACCCATCCGATAACCCTGAAGGGAGCGAGCAATG